GGACTGATGTAAATGAAGATAATATTTTCACAGAATTAGGTATTGTTAGAGGTTATGATTTCGATGGTTCGGCAGATGGTCAAACTGTTCAAACTAATGGTTATATCCAATTAAGTGGTCAAGCTTTGGAGTTAATAAACAGTACAGGTGTCAATAATAAACCTTTTTTAGTGGCTTGGATTTCAAATTCAACAGGACAAACACTTGGTTTGGAATGGCATTCACCATTTGAATATCGTAATAAAGTACTACAGGCTGGTGAACAATTTTTAGTTCATAAAATCGGTTACTTAACCACAAACTTAAACAACCAAATCATTTTCAAATTTAGTCAAGATATGGCTTAACATAATAGATAACAATATGAGATTATACGAATGCTTAGGTACTGATGCTACAACAGGAAATATTTTAAAATGTCTGTTTTACACTTTTTTCGCGCTTGTAAATATAAACTACGATTTAGCAATATTTCTTTTTGTGGCCATGATGTTTGATATGGGCTCTGGAGTCGTAAAGGCTGTAGTTTTAAAAGAACATGTTTCTCCTAAAATATTTATGATAGGTTTTATTGCAAAGCTTATGTTATTAGTGATTCCATTTACAGTTGCCGTATTGGGTATTGCTCTAAATATGGAATTCACATGGACTGCTGATTTGGCAATAAGGGTTCTACTTGCAAACGAATGCCTTTCTATTTTAGCCAACATACTTTCAGTTAAGAATAAAAAGAAGGTGGAAAATATTGATTTGGTATCAATATTCATCGGATGGATACGCAAAACAGCTATATCAACATTCGAAAAGTTTTTAAATAATAAACAAAAAGAAGAAAATGAAACAACAGATAATTAATCAAGGTAGGGAGCTGTCAAAAGTAAATAGATTACCATTTGAGGTAATGATGGCTATAATTGAAGTAGAAACTCCTGGTAATGGATTTGATATTAAAACAGGAAAACTTTTAATACAATTTGAACCGAGTTGGTTTCGTAAACATGAACCTTATGCGCCCAGTGGTGCATGGACTGTTAATAAAGTTGATGTTCAAAGTAAAGAATGGGTAGCCTTTAATAATGCTTTTGGCATTGATGCAGAAAACGCAATGAAAAGCACAAGTATAGGTTTGCCGCAAATTATGGGATTCCATTATGAACGTCTAGGCTATAAAACGGTTGGCGAGATGTGGGACGATTTTAAGAAAGGGGAGTATCAACAAATTTTAGCGTTGTTTCGATTTGTTCTAACAGATGCCGATTTATTAAAAGCAGTTCGAGAAAAAAATTACCACATGATAGCTTACATATACAACGGTTCAAAATATAAAGAAATGTCCAAGAAATGGGGTAGAGAGCCTTATAATATTTCATTAGAAAAGTCAACAAATAAATGGGCTAAAAAGAAGTAATAAAAATAAAGGTTGTACAAATCAACGCACAACCTTTATTATAACCAAAAAAAACACTTATGACTTCAAATGTAGCCTATTTAATTGGTATAAAAAAGAGGTTTACCATTTAAAGTAAACCTCTCACCCCTTAAAAACAAAATAAGTAAACGTTTGTTTATACTAATATAAAAAAAGATTCAATATGAAAAAATACATTTATCACATAGCAATACTAGCTATAACTGTTATCATTGTCTTATCTGCTTATTTTTATGGTAAATCACAAGCTAAAACAGATGTTCAATACAAAGAGTATAAACTTACTCAAAAACGCATAGATAGTATTAAATTGACTATTCCGCCTGTTGAAAAGGAAATTGTTAAATGGCTTGAAAAACGTAAAGAACTAAAGATAAAAGAAAAGCAAATAGTCTACCCAGTTGAAGATTGTAAGGAAATTGTTGATAATTTAAAAGACCAATTAGCAAACTGTGATACAATAGTTCAATTAAAAGACACAATCATTTACAAAGAACGTTTAGTTGTTCAATATAAGGACAAATTGATTGACAAAATGGTATTTCCTAAATCAAAACGTTTTGGCGTTGGTTTTCAAGTAGGGGCAACCGCCGATTTAAAGAAAATAAAACCTTACGTTGGGGTTGGTGTTAGTTATAATTTAATACGATTTTAAGAAGAAGTCTAATTATATAAGGAGGTGTTTATTATCTATTTAGCGAGATTATTAAGTTAATTTCGCTTTTTTTTTGGCATGATTATTATTTTATAAAATAGTAAAAAAATAGTTATTTATACTGTTTTAATTATTAAAATATAAATTTATGTTTGTTAAACAATCATAAAAATATATTATTAATGAAAAAGACAATTTTTGCATTACTCGGTTTAATTACCTTGTATTCTTGTGCGGACGAAACATCCCAAAATGTGAAGAATGATGAAAATGTAGCAGCACCATCTTCAGCTTTAAAATCTAAAACTAATGATGAAACATTAGTTGCTTACAAAAAGGCAGCTAACAAGTATTATTTTTACAAGGATAATAAAGAACATGATCAAAGGGAAGTTAATAAGTTAATCATAGAAGAAGCTACAAAACTTTTAGAAGATTACGGAGATCCATCGCCAGAATCATATGATAAACATTTAATTAAAACTGACGAAGAACTTATTATAACTAAGGCTTTTGAAAGATTTATTGAATTAGGTAAAACAAATTAATTAATTAATTATGAAGAAAAAAATATTATCAGCATTTGCAATTTTGGTAAGTACGTGTACTTTCGCAAGTAAAGAAGTAGAATTTGTTAATTTAACAGGAACAGATTTAGTCATTAGAATGATAACGACACATGATTATTATGGGTTTGCTACAGGTGTAATGAATGGTCCAGTGCATTTAGGTTATGATATTGGACAAACAAGTAATTATAATTATAACTCGAATGTAATAATAGTACCTAATGGACAAACTGTAGATCTTTATGATTATACTAGAGGAACTTATGATGCTAATTATAATTTCATGAATACTGGTGTATTTCCTTTTGGTTGGCATTCAGTTTTAAATCCATTTTATGGACGAGTTTTTAATTACTCTAACGTAAATGGTGTAGACACTCCATATGGTTCACCAATTACATTGCCATCTCCAAATGGAAGTCATACAAACTGTATAAAAAATATATCAATAAGTGTTATTGGATATACTCCAACTGGTGAAAATTTTGAGGTTCATTTAGAATTAAACCATAAATCATCAGATAACCATACGGTACCAGCTTTTGATCAACATGGTTATATGTATTATACTAAATATGAACATAGACCATTAACCAATGGTATGGATTCTGATTGCGCAAGAGATAGAATCACTATTGGATCTGTTTAATTAATTATAATAAGAACGGTTGTATTTTTACGTACAACCGTTTTTTTATGCTTTAAAATTACAAACACCCCAAACCCCTTTTTAAATGTATTGTACGTTATTTAAATAGTGTACAACCATATTTTAAACTGCTTTTATATAATTAAACGTACAAACACCCACATTTATAGTATGTTATGGTTGTACGTTTTATGTTGGTTTTAAAAAGTTTGTTGTTGGTGTTGTTTGTAAAAGTTACTTTGGGGTACTTTACCACCATAAAACACACTTACTTACTGCGTCCTTATAAAAGTCGAAACTATTAAATGTACAACAACAGTAAAGTGTTTTATAAAAAATCCCCCTAACTGTGGTGTTATCCAAGTGGGGGGATTGTTGTTATTTTAGTCTAAAACATGTAATGTTGTTACTGCTATTCTTATTTTAAGAATAATATAAATCATACTCATTAATAGAAGTACAATATATAAAAAATCATATTTTTTATGAAATTTAACTATTTTAATAATTAAAAATATACTTACAATTATTATTAACGTATATATTAAAATTCTTATATTAAAAGAAATATCGAATGAATGATAATTAGCTAATATTAATGTAACTAAAATTACAGGAATTGCAAAAAATTTATATTTCATGTTTTAAATATTAATGAATATTTCTCTCAATAATGTCCATAAATACATCTATAAAATCATTATCTATATCAGTATGGTTAGTATTTAATCCCGTATTTGTAACTCGCGTCACATTTGGGTTTTCCGCTTCAATCTTTTCACCGCCTAAAGTAAAAAGTCCTGCATTTTTATTATAAAAATTATGGGCTGTATTTACATTCGAAGGAATATTATCATCATCCCACTCATCTAAAATATCTATAGTTAATAATAAATCAACTTTTAAATCTTTATTTTCATTTACCATCTCTACAAGATTATCAGCACCTAAGCTATGTCCTATCAAAATAACATTCCCGTGTTCATTAATATTTTTAAAATCTCTTATTGATTTTGCTATATCATTTTTGGTGTTTTCAGCCTGAGAAGAAGCATAAACACCAACTTGAGTTCCTTTAAACATATCAAAATTCATAACTTTACCTAACCCGTCTTTATCAATTCCTAATTGTTTATTGTTTTTTACTGCATTCTGGACTTGAGTAGCTCCATATTTTGGGTTTGTATCACCATTTGGATTACCTTGAACAGCAATAACCAAATTTCGAGTATGCTTATGTATTGACATTGGTTCAAGTCCTTCCAATTCTCTTGCATCAATCAATCGATTGCCACTAAATGCATAAGGTGTCCAATAATTATATTTTTCTGCAAGGGGATCAATGTTCATAAATCTTCCAATAGCATAATCGTAATTTCTCCATTTAAAACTGTCCCAATTTAGTCCTAAATCTTCATTACGTTCTTGTTCTTGGAACTTATACTTTTCAGCCGCTTCACTTCGGTTACTATTGGCAATTTCGTTATATCCTTTGTGCTTTAACCCAAACGGATAATAGTTGTTCTCTTCTAATATCTCTGTAGCAGGATTAATCACTCCATCACCGTCACAATCTGCATAACTAAGGCGTACATTTCCTAAATGATCTTTGTATTGGTAGGCGTACATAAATTGGTTATTGCCTTTATGTTTTACATACCCCTCAGCATGCGGGAAGAACTGTAATACACCGTTTTCATATTGGAATCCACTTAAGTAGTCTGTGGTAACTGCCATACCACCACTTGGTTCTACTTTTTTACTTAAGCGAGTACCTGCTGCATCATAGGTGTAACTTATATTTCCGCCATTACTAAAACTTACTTGATAAGGTAAATTTAAGTGATTATAAGTTACTGATGAAATTTGTTTGTTTAAATCTTTAGTGATGTTTCCAAAACTATCATAAAAATAATCATTCCCTGTAGTGTTATTATCTTTAAAACCTTCAGGGTGATTGGTAGCATCGCTTACACTTTGTAACTGATTTGCATTGTAATTATATGATAGTTCATCAATTATAACCTTTTGATCATTTATTTTAGAATTTCTATTAAGTGTAATTATATTTCCATTTTTGTCGTAACTTATTTGTTCATCATAAAAATCATCAGATGTTACCCCCATCATCCAACCACTATTTTTATAAAACAAATTCTTAGCCAATACTAAACGATTTAAATGATCGTAATTATATTTATAGCCTCTAAAAATATTATCAACTTTTGTACGACTGAAAACACTTGATATATTTCCATTATACAAAGGGGTGCCATATCCATTATTGTAATTTATTTTAAACTGAAACAAATCGTTTTCTGTGTCGTTATGAAAATACTCAGCATTATTAATATCAGTTAACCATCCGCGAATATTATATTTATAATCAACTTTTTGCAAATTAGAAGCTGCTCCTCCAACATTTTTTGTTTTTAAAACACCTAATTCGTCATAAGTATTTGTTACTATTTTTTCTACAGTGCCTGATCCAATTTGTTGTGTTTGGGTTAATAAACGGTCTCTTCTATCATAAGTAAAAAGATCTGTAATAGTTAAAACGGTAGCACTAGCATTTTGTTTTTGATAGGTTACTACTTTAACAGGTGTGCCTGTAAAATTTAGCTGATTATCTATTTGTGTATATCCACCTAAATGATTGGTTTCATAGCTGCGAATTATTCTGTATTTATTATCATACAAATTATATGAAGTAGTTCCTAATGTATTACTAGCTGTATTTAAAACTCTTACCCAAGTTCCTGTTAATTGTCCTTTCACATCGGTATTAACCGTTTGTGTTTCTACTGTAGCAAAGGAACTCGGAGCATTTGGAAAAGAGTAATTATCGTAATAATTAACACTTAAAAGCTTAATACTTGTAGGAAAACTATTATTTGTATAATGTACTGTTATACCGTCTATTGAATTTGCATTTGATTTGCTTTCTACAACAAAATTATTTTGTGCAAGAGTATTTCTTGTAGCACTAGTAAAAGAATTATTTGCATAATATCCCGTATATACAACTCTACCAAACGCATCGTATTTAGAAATTAGCCATCCTTTGGAACCTTCACCAAACGGGCTATATACAGGACCTGTCATTACAACACGATCGGCTTTGTCATAAACCATATATTCCCATTCCTTTTGAGGTAACTTTTTTTCTACTAATCGTTTTTTACTATCGTAATTATATTGATAACACAATTTATCTAAATGTTCTGCAAATACAGATCCATCAGCCATTGGAGGAATAACAAAAGCTAATAAGTTTAAATTGTTATAAACGTAGTAAGTGTCATGTGCTTCATTGTTATTGTATGTTCGTTTTAGAACAACATTTCCCTGAACATCTTTAAATTCTACTACCGTATTGTTATCTCCGTCACCTTCCTTCCAGTTCTCGTTTTTAACACTTGTTTTAGTTAAACTGTTAATAGGATAGTATCCATTATCTGATATACTATTTTTGTAGATACCATCACTATAAGAAGTGGTAACATTATAACGTTTTATTTCATTGGTGCTGCTTAATGAATAAGAACTCCTTATAGTATTTCTATAATTCTCAGTTCCATAAACATCTTCAGACAAGCTCCATATATATCCAGGGAATCCAGTTTCTAAACTTCTTTGCCTTGGAGATGCTTCTTTTTTACTTTCAGAAAAAGGGTTTAAAGTATTTTCATACTTTTCTGTATTGTAAAAGGCTAAAGTTAAATCTTTTCCATTTTCAACAAAATCTGATTTATGAGTGGTTGTAGGTTTTAATCCTCCACTTATACTATATCCTGTACTTAAAAAGGGTAAATATTCTTTTATTTGACCAATATTCTTCTCATATTCAATATGCGTAACAATATTCTTATTATCATCTGGCGAGCTGTTTTGATCTACAATTTGTATTGGTCGCCCTAATCCATCATAATACGTAGTTGTAACAAGATGTATATTGGTGGTTCCTATAAAAGGGAATGATCCAACTGACGCTGCTCTTCTGGATGTTTCTTTGACGTAGTTTTTTGTAGCGGTCTGTGCTATACTACCATATACAACCATTAAAAAACTAATTGTAAGTATTTTTTTCATTTGGTTTTAGTTTGTAAAGTTGTATTGATATTCTTTTAAGATATTACCCAAGTAATCTTTAACAGTTTTTAAACGGTTAAAAGTATCATATTCATAAGTTGTTGCTTTACCATTTTCATCAATAATACTTGTAACACCAACCATTGGCTTATACGTGTATGCTGTAACTAAGGCATTGGGAGCCGCCATACGCAAACCTACCAAGTACGATTTTAAAGCATCTTCGTTATAATTTGCACTTGTTTGGTTAGATGTATTGTTTACTTGGTTAATTATGTTTTGAATATTTGCATTAGACTGAAAATCGGCATAGCTTATATTAACAAGCTTAGCTACAATTTGGGTTTTATCATAACCCCAAATAAAACACGTTGAGACACCATCTGGAGCAATCGAATTTATAAGATTGCCTTGTGTATCATAAGTATTTAAATTGCCAACCTGCTCGTAGGTGTTCATATCTGGAGTTTTAAATTTTGAACTTAGTAAATTTCCCTTTACATCAAAATTGTTTTCAACTTCACCAACTAAATTATTATTAACATAATTACGCACTTTCGTATTTACCCAAGTATTTGTTTTTAAATCATAATCAAATTCTGATTTGGTAACTTTTCCTAAATTGTCTTCTGAAATTGTAGATGTTACTTGGCGATGGTTTATATCGTAATTTGTTTCGGATTTTGTTTCTATGAATTGAGTATTTTCGAAAGTTTTACGAATATTATTAACCTGTATTTCATAAGGTGATACTATCATATTAAGATCTGAAATATATCTAATAGGTGTATAAGACTGCGTAATTCGGTCATAGAAAGTTTCCTCCAGTAAAGTACCTTCGTTATCATGCAAACTAGTTTTAACTACCTTTTTAAAAACAGGCCTTAAATTAGGCATAGCGGTGTATCTGTTGGTTTGTTTACCTATACCACGGTTTTCAATCGCTATCTGTCCGTAAAATACATGACTATCTGAAAATAAGGGCCTCTGGACTCTGTAATCATTAAAAACTACTCCTGAACTGCTGTTTATCTCGTCACCAGTATAATTAAAACGGGTGTACTTTTCTGAATTGGTATTGTTTCCTAAATCCAATAGATTCTGTGCTACATTGCTTTTAAAATGCGCAATTTCTTCTATACGCATTCCTTCCACATATACATAATTTTTTATATTAGGATTAGTTTTATATTTCATTTTTTTTATATAAGTAGTTCCTGCTGAACGATCGGTAACTAATTTATAAGATCCTGGCTCTAAAAGCTTCTTGAAAGGCCATTCGTAAGGGTTGTCATGTTTAGTTAGACTACGGGTGTAACCAGAAGTAATATCAAACTTATTTGAATTTCTAAAACTGTTGACTAGAATAGGCTGACCATTTACAGCTTTATACAAATTACATAAATAGCTATCTCCCGCGTTTGGCAATATAAATACCAGATCATTTTCGTCAACTGTGAAATAATAATCAGTTGAATTACTGTTTATAATATTGATGTCAGTAAAATTTTGATTATCTAAATTATTTTTTAAATTATCTGTTACAGGGTAAAACGCTTGAGAAGTATTGGGACCGAATTTATAAAGTACTGATCCCCCTGTCGGGTATTTTATTTTTTGAAGAGCGAACATATCTGCTGCAAATGATTCGTTATTAAGGTATCCATACATGTAATAGCCTTTAGTAATATATCCTAGGTTATGTTGAATGTCAAAAACATTATCTGGTGCTGAAATATTTTCTTTATAATATAAATCTGTAATTAATGGTTTTGATATGTTTGAATAATCTTTTAATTGCTTCAACAGGATTTTTCTAAAATCCACATTATTTATGGTTTTATAAGGATAGCTAAATGTAAAGTCAATACTTTTTAGTAAGTTATCTTCCAGGTCTTTTATAAGAATTTTATTGGTAATTAACTTATTTGCTGTATATGAGTTTGAGGAATTCTCAAATATAATTTTTGCTTGATTATTTACATTAATTTCTTTTACAATTGCCTCTGAAGAATTGCGATAACCAGACATATCTGTAAAATAATATGCTTGATCGATCCAAAACAAGGGACTATTCTGGTAATCTAAAGATACCAAAAGATTATTATCTTTATTATATATCCTTGAAAGATTCATGTTTTCCCAAAAATCTTCTCCATTATTAACTTTTGCGTAAACAATTTCTGTATTAGAATTATTAGGATTATTTGCAGCTGGATTTAAACTATATAAAGGAAGATAAAAGCTCCTATAGTAGTGACCATTTGAATTTAATATTCCTCCTAATGCTGGAGCTGATATATAAGAATAACTAATGTTCTGATTAACATTACTTTTATTCTCCAAAATGTATTTATAACCATTTTTATCTATTATCTCAAAGGATGTTATTTGTAAATATTGATCAGTTGTAACATTAAGCTTGCAATAATCAGAACTTTCTAATACGACTGCTTCCAGACCATTAGTATTCTTTTTGAGAAAAAATTTTCCCGATATTCCCATTGTATTAAATAGGAAAACATCTCTTTCTGTATCAGGTCTTTCAGATAATGATATATGGTCACGGTAATACATTTCGTCTGTTATAACTGTCGGATACGTCATTTTAACTCCTGAAACTGAAGGACCTGCAACTTCACCAAATTCAATATTACCTCTATAAATATATAGTTGAACATTTTCTGCTGTTGCTTTTAACTCTCGCGTTCTTCTGGAAATACTTCCTATAATATTAAGATCCCATGCGTCTCCAAATTGTCCACCTTTGACATTATACCTCACATTTCCATCCTGATTATAACTCAGTGACATAGGAAAGTTAAAATTTTTAAGCGCTATAGTATGCAACGGAATTGACGTGTCTAACTTCCCAAACATTTGAGTTTCTTCGAAGGATACATGATCAGTCATAGAATTAAATCGGAATTCTTTTGGTGCTTCTTGACTATTACATAAATTAACAGCGAAAATTATTATTAAAACTAAACACTTCTTCATAACTATTTTTTTATAACTTTTACCGATCCGTTAAACACATCGGTTTTAATATTAATAACATATACTCCTGATGAGTAACCGCTTAAATTTACTGCTACCATATCGTGTTTTAAGGGCTCAGTATACAATAAACGACCATTTAAATCGAATACGTTTACTACACCTTCTTTGTATTGATGATTAATAACAATTTGCGTGTATCCTTCTGTAGGGTTTGGAAAGGCTTCTAATTTAATCTCAGTTTCTTCTTCTTTTTCTTTAGCACCAAGTTTAACCACCCAATAATCGTCTCTTCCTACAACACTTCTTTTATATTCTGCGTTTTTGCCTGTAGAGTTACCTGCAAACACAAAACTTCCATCTCGTGTAACTACCGCTTTTCTAAGTAAATCATCTCCATTGGTTGAAAGTTCTTTTTCCCAAGTGTTTTCAAGTTTTTCATTAACCTGAACGGCAACATAGCTTTTCTTACCTGTTTTTTCATCCGTTTTGTAACCCGCCAATAGTAAATCGTTATTAGATATAATGGTTGTTGATGTAAGTATCTCGCTACCTTTCAAATTAGAAACTTTTTGATTTATAGGTGTGAAATTTGCATCAGTTTCAATCACAAGAAAATCGCTGCCGTTTTCAGCTTTTTCAGTTAAATTACCATTACCACCTTCTGAATAGGTACTTCCTGTAATTAGATATTTATTGTGTTTTTCTTTAAAAATAATTTCATTAAGATCGTCATCATTTTCACTACCAATTACATGTTCGTTTACAAGGTTACCCTTTTTATCAAGTTCTAGAATCCATTGGTCATATCCTCCAAAATTTTCTTTTTGTTTAGTTCCTGAAATAGGAGAGTTGGATATTCCACCTATAAAATATCCAGTTTCTATTGGCAATATGGTTCTTGGTTCATCATTATACATACCTCCGTAAGATTTCTCCCATTCAACAGTACCCTTTTTATCAACTTTTAGTATCCAATAATCTAAGCCACCATATTTTTCATCATGCTTATCTACTGATTTTGATGAATTGGTAGTGCCAATAATTAAATAGCTGCCATCAAATAACTGTTGTACTTTAACTAAACGATCATCTCCTTCACCTCCATAACTTTTCTCCCATTCAAAATTCCCTTTTGCATCAATCTTAACAAGCCATATATCATTTTTACCTTTATTATCTTCGGTTTTATATAAACTTTTATTAGAATTAGAATAACCACCTAAAATATAGCCCATGTCTTTAGTAGGGTATATGCTTTTTAGTATATCTTGTCCTTCTCCTCCAAAGCTTAATTGCCATTCTTCTTCACCGTATTTATCCATTTTCCAAAGAAAATAATCTAAATTACCAGCTCCTTTTTGCTTTTTAATTCCTGTTTTATCAGACAATGAACTACCAGCTAAAATGAATCCATAATCTAGTGTAGGTGTCATATCAAAAAGGTATTCGGAGTGTTCTCCGCCAATGGTTTTTTCCCATAGAACTTTCTGGGAATAACCTTGACTAAGGGTCATGCCAAAAAGTAGAAAAAGTAATTTCTTTTTCATAATTATGTATTTAATGATTGTTTTTTAAGATTAAAGAGAATAGAGGTGCTGAAACCGCAAGAGGTAAGTATTTGTATATCATAAGTTTGTTTTTGGTGTGGCAAATATATAAATTTCTTTTAAATTAAAATTTAACACCCTAAAAATCATTGATGTTGCAAAAAAATGCTGTATTAAATAATATCTTTTGGGATTGATTCTGTTTGTTTTTCAATTAATTTCAATTCTTCTTCAATATCAGGATTCATATCCAAGTATTCAATAGCAGTACGTTTACTCATTACACCAGCAGTTACAGCCTGACTTACGGTTTCAACCGCTTCTTTTAAATCTGTTGGAAGAATTGAATTGAAATTTACATCAAAATAAAGATCATTTGTTTCTGATTTCAATATTGTATTGGTAGTAGTAATGATACCGCCAATCAAAACATTAATAATTCGTTCAATCATTGTACGATTATCACCTTCATTCAACGTTGCTTTGATATTTGAGTCTAAAAACATAAGAGTTAATGCAACTCCAGATATATTTCCAAGTCCTTTTACATTATTAAAAGATAAGTTTACAGTTGAAGTAATACCCCAAATCAAATCCTCAATTTTAGATAATTCTAAATCTGTACTATCAGCTGAATTAGGATTTGTAATAAGCTGCACATCACCTTTAATTTCATTTCCATCTTTATCGCGCTTGATAGGAATCATCCATGCTTTACCGTCTTCATCTTTATCAGGTGCGTTCAACACTTCACCAAATACTTTAATCATTGGATGGGCTGTGTAATCATTAGAACCTGCTAGTTTTGACAATGCAACTTCATACCGATCAATTAATACTTGAGCATCTTTCCACTCAGTTTCTTCTTGACATACATATACTATCGGTATACGGTCGAATCCGTGAGCTACGGTGATTATTTCGTCACTGCCAAGGATTAACTTGTAAACATTCTTTTCATCGTAAATCCATGTGTTTGTGATTGATTTATCCCCTTGTTTTGTTATGAATTCCCAAACAAATGCTTTCATATCACCATAACCATCAAAATATGGATACATTGTGCCATGTCGGTTATCAAGTATTTTTAATTTGATTTGTTTTTTGGTTTCACTAAAGCCTATTTTACTCAATAACTTAATGTAAAGTGATTGCGCTTTAGTTTCTTCTATAAAAAACATCAACGCTCCTTCCGTTTGTGCCTTTTTCAAATAAACTAACTTTTGAATGATTGAATCAATGCGATTCACTTTCCAAAGCTTTTTAATTAGTTCCGGAAGCTTTGCGTTTTTGTTTTCTGTATTCGGTATTAATGAAACAGGTTTACCAACTTCAAAGGCTGTTGAGTTGGTTACTATTTTCTTTTGAAATGGAATTGATAGTTTCACTTGTTTCACAAGTTTTGATGCACCATCCTTATTTTTAACGGTTTTATCTTGTTGTATTTTACCTACCTGTGTATCTCTTAATTCTCGTTCATTGCTGTAAAACTCTTTGATTATTTCCTCGATAGTTTCTTTTTTCTTACCATTTGATTTTAGTAAAGTAAGCGTTTTGTTTTTGTCAGTCTTTAATTCATTTAAAATGTTCATTACATGTTCATTCCTCGTAATACTGATGGATCAGTACCATAAACAGTAGAATGGTCGCTGTTATGTGAAATATGTCCATATCGAACAGCATCAAAAATATGATTGTACTTATCGATTGGTTGGTTAATCATTATTCCGTTAATCTCTTTGTATTTGTAGTTTTCTTTTTCTTTTTTTACATCTTTCCAAAGATGATTTTTAACACAATGGATTTTCTTTTTCTTCATTGAGTTCAACCAAAACATAATTGATTTTGTTTTCTTGATTTTATAGGCATTTTCGAAACCTCTATCATTTAAACCTCGAACCATCTCAACCGTACCTTTGTTTTCACCAGTGTATTTGTCGGATGAATCACAAGCTATTAATTCATCATGGCCAATACCTAAACTATCTAGGAATGTTGCTAATTCTGCATCTGTTTCAATTGGTTGGTAGGATAGGGGTTCAAACCAAATATTGTATTCATCTTCAGCATATTTAACCAATGCATTAGGATCTGTTGTAAATCCAAAGTCATTTGCGTATATGTGCGGCATTTCTGGAAATTCATCAATCCATGTGATGTGTTGAATAATCAATCCTTTCATGGCTCCACGTAATCCTAAACCGTAAACTTTCCACATGAATGCATCTGCAGAACCTTGTTTTACGTTTTCAGCATGTGGAGGTGGTTGGTTTGCATCATCAATTGGTTTTCCTTTATACAATATTTCTCCCTCTAGAGTTACTTTATATGAACCAGGTTTCCATGGTTCATAAGAAAGTATTTTGTTACGCTCCTGTATAGATATATGAGCATTTTGTTTGTACGTTGTGCGTAAGAATCCAACATCATCACGATTGAATACATTATCGAATACCCAGTGATCCGTAAAAGAAGGGTTGTAATCGGCCCACCAGAATTTACGGCAACGCATTTCAACTTGGTCAAATACCGATTTTTTAATGTGCATGATCTCGTTAAAGAATGCATAATCACACCCCCCACCGTGTTTACCATCCCCAAGAAAGTAAATTGTATTTTGTCCTATTTTGAATGATTTCACTTCTTGAGCGCCATGGAATGGATTCGGCAATCCGAAATCATCTAATCTGCGTTTGAAATCATCATAAAGAGTAGTTTTGAATTCGTTATAAGTTTCACGGTAAATATTGATTGTGCAGCGTTTCTCAACGTATAGGCAAAGCCAAATGATAATATCAACACCAGACCATGTTTTACCAGAACGCGATGAACCTTCAAGAAGCACACCGCGATATCCTTTTGTTAATTTACCGAATTCATCGTATTGAAGTTGTGTAATTGCATCATATAGGAATTTATAATTAGGATTAGTTAAGGCATCGAAATTTATCAAGCCTTTTTTTAATGCGTAAACTCTAACTAAATCATTTAATTCTTGCAATTCATCAGCAACCATTTATTATTTTAATTTTCTAATACATCATATTTTGATGTTGAAATATGTAGATCCTTTTGTTCATCTGCAATGTCTAACATTGCTAAACCGATTAATAACGGATCAGTAGTAATTTTATCATTCACGTAAATTGTTCCTGCTTTAATTTCTACTTTGGTCATTTACTTTTTAGGTATGTTTTTAAATTTGGTTAATAATTCTTCAATTCTATTTTCCATTTGTTTGTCATCCATTAAACCGATGTCTGATGTTACGTTTGCATTTAGATCAACTGTTTGTTTTGATTTACCTTCAATACGGTCAAGGATTTCTTTTCGTGCTTTATCGTTTCCTTGTAAGGCATCAGCCCAAAGTAATGTTGCAAGCAATTGATTCATTGTTGTGGCACTTGTAACTTTGCCTTTCTTTACTTTAGGGCGGCCGGCTGAACCATGAATCTTAATTTCAAATTCAATTGCTGAAGCATCACCTAACTCACGTAAATATTCAGTTGTTGACTTTCCTTTTCTTCCAGGATTCGTTGGTTGGTTTTCTGAACTGAATCTTGTGTTTTTACCTATTTCAGATAGACGATTTCTTTTTGTTTTATCATCTTCCATAACTTGCCGATTTGTGCCGATTATACGGTATTACTATCTTCAATCATTCCCTCAGCTAAATCAATCACATCTTCTAATGTTTCAATATTAGCTTTTAATCGAATGAATTCTTGTTTTTGAGCATTCGATGCTGTATTATCATTAATAAGGCTTTCAATATCTTTTAGGTTTTCCTTATTACGTTTAAGCTTATTTTTTAATACTTTCAGTAATGACATATATTGTTTTTGCATTTTTAGGAGTTTTTTTGAATCTCCCAAGTTAGTAATTTGTTTTGTTTGAGAAATGTCATCCTACGTATTGAAACGACACTGTAATTCTGTTTGATGAGGTGCTCCCTTTTTTATGTTTGTTTTGAATCTTTCCATTGGCACTTCCTTTACTTGTTCTACCTATTCTTGTAACAATCCATAAAGGATCCTTTTTTCTTGAATTGATGAAAGCTGGATTTGAACTTGTTGAAATAAATCCTTTTCCTTCTTGTTTTAGAATTTCTGCTACATTGTTACTTAATGTGTGGCCAATACCTATTCCTTGATAATCTGGTAATATGATTGTTCTGTGTCCTTTCCAAAATCCTTTCTTCTTTGGGTGTGGAAATGGAAGTGTTGAACAGAATCCACATATCTCATCATTTAAGGTCATTATAAATACACGTGCTGCATTATTATGGTTGTGGCTTAAATAGTGATATTTACGAAACATTTGCCAAAATTGTTGTTTAGCTTTTGTTTCATAGATTCTAATGTTCCACTTTGGTTTATTTTTTTTTTGCCCTTCAAATGATTGAAAGGTCATATCGTTAGTATTGAATATCCAATCAGGCATTAACCAATCCGCTACATCAAAATGGCATCCTACAGCGATGAATTGTTTGTTTGATTTACGAATTGCTTTCTGCATTGCGTAACTACCTATTTTAGCTACATTACGATCTACAACCGAAGTGAACTCATCAAATACAAATAGTTCTTTTTTTGATAGCATTGCATTAGCAAGGTCAACTCTCATCTTTTCGCCATTACTTAAAACAGCATATGGTTTTAACCAACTTGGAGGTGATGAAAAACCAACAGAATTAAATGCTTTTGTTATTTCGGTAACAGATGCATGTTGTGGCATGTCATCTAATACCGTTTCAGCATTGTAATTGAAGGTTGTGATGTATTCATTTGGAAACAATTCTTTGGCAATGGTAGTTTTTCCTGTGCCGGAGTTTCCAACAATTAATCCTATTTGCCATTGTTCCGGCAGTTGAATTTCTCCTTTGAAATGTTCAATGATATTAGATGTTTGTAAATCGAAAGTTCCAATTACAGATGATACACGAAAAGTTTCTTTTGGTTTTACTTCTCTTATAATGTCAAAACTCGGCATGAGTATCCTTGTTCTTTTAAATAATTGAATAATTCCTCCTGGGCTTTTTCTGAATTACAATCAACTTCAATTTTGTATTGAAATTCAATAGTGTTAGATAAGTCCGTTGGTTCATTATCATTATTTGAAACATCATCAAACAAGGAAATTTCGAAATCTTTAAATCCGAAATCTTTAAGTTCAATTAAATCAAAATCTAATTCAAGTAGTTTCTCTTGGTTCCATTCTCCTCTGTGAAGATTATCAATAAGCATTCTTTTATTTTGAATTTTCTTTGATACATTTTCTTCAATAAGACAATAAATTTCTGTTTGATTGTTGATTTGTGCAGCTTTGATTCTTTGAGTACCAGCATAACAAATGTATTCACCATTTTTAAAGTTAATTAATGGTGGGCGTTGGTATAAGAAGTTAGGATCTTCTTTGATGTCTTTAGCTAATTTGTTCAATTCAGATTTTGAGATTGAACGAGGATTTTCTTCTAATAGGATTATTGAATTAATTGGTAATAATTTACCTTTTATATTCTCCATTAAAATGATTAGGATTTATTGCTATAAATAGCGAAATATCAGTCAGTAAGACTATAGCAAATATAGGGAATGTTTACAAGAACTCCAATAAAATCAATATATTTGGTTTCATTTAAAATCACTTTTATGAAACATATGACATATAAAGAAATTTGGAAAAATTTCAGTTTAGGTACAGAATTAACAATTTCAGGAAATTTTATATTTAATGGATTGCAAACATTAGATATGATTGAAAATTTATATTATGAGGATGAATCATTTGAATTTTTCTATAATATTTCAGTCGGTATAGAAAGATTGCAAAAAATAGTACTTGTATTAATTGAGCACGATGAATTTACTGATCAAAAAAAATTTGAAACGAGTTTGATAAGTCATGTTCATACAAAATTGCATGAAAGAATAAAAAAAAGTAGAGATATAATTTTCGGAAATGAACTAAACGATTTTTTAAATTGTCTAACAAATTTTTATAAAAATCACAGATATGGAAATTTTGTTTTTAGTAATCTTGTGAGTAAGGATAAACCAAATGTTTTATTAGCTGAATTTGTAGAAAAGCATCTTAAATGTACTATTCACATGGAATTGCATGGTAGCACTTATATAGATCAGGATATAAAAAAGTTTATAAGTGTAACAGTGGGTGAATTATGTGAGTTGTATTATAAACAGATAGAAATTGAGTGTGAGCGATTGAATTTATATACATACGAAGTAGGATATGATTCAAAAGCTTTTAAAATTTTTCTAAGTAAAAAGTATGATTTTTTCGAAGAAAAGAAAATTCAAAAAGAAATTATTAAATATTTAGTACAAAGTGAAAAGGGGGAAAAATTCAATAATTTTATAAATAAACAACCAGCTTTGGATTTCGAATACTATGATGTTAATCATTTAATTAGATATTTAATGCAACCTACGAAAGAGTATTCGGTAAAAGGTGAAGTTGACGATCTATATGCTGAATTAGCTGATACTAAGTCAAGATTAAAACATTTACAATTAATAGGAAATGAATGTGTAAAATTTAGTTAAAAAAAGCGGGTTATTAGCCCGCTTTTAAATTTTGTAAATATTAAATGTATTTTTTATATCTCTTAAATAAGTTCTAAAATATGGTGTTCCATTATGTCTGAAATTACACAGAAAAATTGGACACAGATAATGCTCGTCTCCTTTCATGTCATATTCCATAATATCTTGAAAAGCGATTCTACCCATTTTTGATACGGATACAATTCTATCAGATTCGTTCATTTGATTGAAGTTCCAATTATTATCTTCATCTACAAATATTATTTCACTACCTATAAAGAATTCCACTCCATCATGAAATATTTTATAAAATTCAGCACCGCTCCATGTATAGTTATTTATTGATGGGTCAAATGGATTCTCTGGATAATAATTAGAATCGAATTTCTTAATAATCATTCTAGATCTACGTTTTCTGTTTTCAAGTTTATAATTATTCCACATAGCAAAATCTATTTCCATCTGCTTTTTCATTTTAATATCCTCAATGTTTTGATGAGTGTTTGATGAAACAATCACAAAATCATTAAAATAAGTTTTTAAGATATTTTGATATTTCAAAGCTTTAGAACTTAAATTTTCCCATCCCCAATAATCAACAGTAAAATCTAGTTGTTTCTCCTTTTTTATTTCTGAACATAATTCAATTAGATCAACACTATTAGAAAATGTTGAAACGAAGATAAAATCATTAAATTCAATTTTTAAGTCTTTAGATGTGACAGAATTTAAATCTTCTAAAATATTATTGGATAATTCTGTTTTTAAAATTTGTTTTCCTCTAGTGATATCCTTTTTTTTACATTGAATAACAATTTTCTTTTCTTTCGAATATATGTCTATACCTTTTTGATTTTGTCCTTGTTTTCCATATATATTAAAACTTTTTGTATCATAGATCTCATTGAATAAATCACAAATGAATGATTCGAAAATTTCGTCATTATTTATAGGTGGTAATTGATGCATTAATTTATTTTTGTGACTAAAATAATATATTTTTATTTACTTAATTATGATTTTCAAGGTAGAAGAGTATGATTTACTCAGAAAAACAATAGCTAAAATAAATATGTGCGATAGAATTTTGAGTTCTAATGACAAACTACTTATTAAAGATTTAGATTATTTACTTATCAAACTGGCCTTTTTTAAACCTATTAATGGAAGATATTTAGATTTACTTTATATACAAATAAAAAAATACTTTTACATAGAAGGATTAGATGATCCAAACAAAAATAATGTTCTTAACATACTCCAATCATATCAATTAAAACGGTAAATCATCATCTGGTCCGTTATTTGAATTTGGCGGTGTTGCGAATCCATTGTTTTGCTGTTGGTTTTGATTGAAATAAGCATTAGTTGCAGAACCATTACCATGATAACCGGTATTTGTATAACCTTGCTGTGATTGTCCATAATTTTGATTACCTCCATAACTAGGAATGTTATTTTGCTGTGATTGTGCGTAACCTTGTTGTGGTTGTTGCATTTGTTGTGGACGATCGATTTTCCAACCTTGAATAGAGTTAAAATAGCGTGTTTCTCCTTGTGGATTTATCCATTCTCTACCACGCAAATTAATACCAACACGAACTTGTTCACCAATTTGAAATTGGTTTAATAAATCGCATTTATCTTGTGTAAATTCAATTGAAATATGTTGAGGATATTGTTCCTCAGTTGTAACGACTAATTGTCTATTTCTGAATGTTGGGCTCACATTATTTATTGCGCCTATCATTTTAATTCTGCCTAATACTTCCATTTACATTATTATTAAAGATTTCGTCTGCTATTTGAATTGCTTTTATTGTAGTTTCAATTTTCGTCTCAAATTCTAATTCTTCTTTACATGAATCAAAATATTCAAAAAAAGGACTCGTAATATCTTTTCCTAATATTGTAAACATCCATGAATCGTAACTGTCTATTGGGTTTATTAGAATAAACATTTCATTGTCTAAAAAGAATTCAATTAAAAATGCGTGCTGAATAGTTTCGCACGCATTAAATATCCAATCCATTATTTCGGCTTTTTGCCAATTTAAAAGTTCCTCATATTTCTTGGAACAATTACCATATTTTTCATAAAACCACTTTTCAAAAGCAGTTAAGGTTTTATCTGTAATTAGTTTTTTCATACGCTTGATAGCATTAAAATAATTATTGCAAAAAGAATGGCTACAAAGAAGTAGCCATATATATCGAATCTGTTTTTACGCTGCATGTTGTTTAATTCGTTTCTGTATTGTAGGTATGTTTTTATTTATCAATGATATTATTTCCTTGTTAAATGACGATGCTTTATTTTTGAAACCTCTTGATTGAATAACACTCATGTTTTTTAATGAGAATTCAATCGTTTCTGTTGGTTTACCATCAACGTATGCTGAAAATATCAAGGAATCTAACTTGGCAAAGTATTTATTTTCGTAAACACAATGTTCATGTGTTTCAGCTTCTTTTTTAAATTCTCTTAAGTTTTCAAGAAATTTTATAACAACTTTTCCTTTCTTAAATTGTAGACCAAAAAAAGCAGCTTTTTCTTTCTTGTATTCTTTTTGAGAATAGTTTTTTTTTCTTAAATTTTCAATTTCTTGTAACCTTCTTCGTTCTGCTTCTTCATGTTCCCTTATAGCTCTCTTTTTAGCTACAAGAATATTATGCTCTTTATTTAAATCAGTAGGACATATAAATTTGGGGTTATGAATATCTTTACCAAACATTTCTAAAAGCTCTAAATAATCAATATAAATGCTACCATCAATTGGTTTATAGTTGTTTCTGAAACATATTTTTATTGATTTCCAATACTTACTAATCTTATAATTATCTGATATAGCAACTTTAAGTAAAGAAGTGTATTTGTTTTTTAAAAGGGTTTCGGTATTTGAATAATCGAAATTTAATTGTCTTTTTAATTTATCGAAATTTATATTTCCAATATCTCCAGAACATCCTTTTTTAGAATATTGAGGTAAAAATTCAGAATCTGGATGATAAGCAGAAGGGTAGGGATTGTATGCAAACTGTTTATAATAACTAGGCTGTCTAATTTCCATTGGGCCGAATAAAGGATCTGCACCATAATGTGTTAATCTTCCAATTATATGATATTCATGGTCTGTGTGAAATTGCTGAATACATTCTATAACTTCTGTTTTCCACTGCTCTCCTTTACGATAATCAACACTAATATGGAAATATCTAATAACTTGAAATTCGAACATATCTTCTGCAAATGCTATATAATAACTTTCTGTAAATGTTCGTTTTTTAGTATCAATAATATGTAATTCGCTTTTACATGTTGTGCATAGAGATTGGTTGTTTTCAATTTCTTTCGCTAAATGAGTATCTCCACATACACCACACCAAAACGTTTTTCCTGTACTGAAGCCAAATTTTGTATTACAATCTGTAAGAGCGTATTGTTTAATTTTTTTATCGATACCGGGGGTTAACCAATTCGAATATTCAATTAGTTTATGATGTAATTTTGTTCTTGGTTTCATAATTAATCAAATAAACTAGCTTGTTCAACAACATTGATAACCTCTTTTTTAGGTTGTTTCTTTTTCTGAAGTTTTGCTTTTTCTTCCTCAATAGCCTGATTAATTGCTTTTTGCTTAGCCTTTTCGATGTCTTCAGTAGTTAGTTCAATTTTTGGTGTTTCAACTTGATGATTAACTACAACCTTTCCACTTATAGACTTACCTATTTTTATATCGTCCTCATCGTAGTAATGTGTTGCCATTTGATAAATTTCATCATCGGCAAAACCATTACAGCCTGATGCTTTTACTTGATTAAAAATGTAGGTTATACATTCGTCAATATTTTTATTTGGTTTCTTTAGGGTTTCTGCGAACAATTCATCGTTAGCAGCTAAGCCATTCAAGTGGTTTTGAATGGTTGTTTTAAAGTGTGGTGATGCTTTCATTGTGTAGGATGTTATAATTAAAAAAAGAGTAACTATTTAGTTACTCTTATGTTATTTAGATGTTCCATTCAAATTGCTTCCAATTTGTGACTACGTTACAATATTTATCTTCACAAAAGTCATAAATCTTTATAACTACCCTATGATAAAAATGTTTATCTCCAAAAATGTAATTCCAATCTTGGCCGGCAATGTTGGTGTAAGGATAATAAATATATTGATAATTATAAGGAATCAAATATGGAGTCCAAACGTTAAAAGGGCTATTAGGTCCTGTAGGATCTGTAATACTAGGGTCACCACAATTTAATATATAGTTCATATTAAACTTGAAGTAAATGTTATTAATATCTGCAATTGGATATTTTTTATTAATGTGCCCATATCCAATTATGGGTAATGAACCTGGATTGTTACTAACTTCTAAATATGCACTCGCTTTATGGCATTCTTCATGAAACTTAAAGTTGATTATGTAATTTAATTCAAATATTGGTTGAACTTCTGACACATCATTAATTGTAAGGTTATTATGACATGCAGGGAAGTTTACATTGGTTGTAATTGGTCCTCCAAAAAAATTATTACCCATAACAGTATCTTCGTAGAACATTGTCTCCTCAAAATAAGTCTTAATGTCACAATCATTGATTTCATACTCTTCTACGGGTTTAATGACTGAATTTTCAATCTGAACTTTTACTACATCTTCATTTTTGTTTGTTTCTGATTCATCATTTGAACACGAATAGAATAAACTAAGGAATAAAATTCCGCTAATAAATTTTAAATTCATAATAAATAATTTTATTGTTAATTATGTTAAATTTATAGTTTTTATATTAAAAAAAGATTTTTTATTTAGATAAATTTTCTAAGTGTGTGTTAAAGTCTTTAAAATTTAAAGCAGTGTATCTTAATACAATCCAACCAGATAGTTGAGCAAGGTTGTATTTTTCTGTATCATTTGTATAGCCTGTTACAGATGTATGTCGAGCCTTTTTACTCATGATGCCCTCATATTCGACTGCAATTTTCAAAGAGTTTATTTTGAATGAAATATCGAAACGGAACTTTCTTTTCTCATGAAATTTAGTTTCCGTTTCAAAAGGAATTTTTAGAAGAGAAAGATGATTTTTGATATATCTAATTCCTTCAGGTTCCTTTTGTGGAGTAGTTTTTTTTGTTTTTGATTTAGGTTTCGGTTTTAAAATAATTCCTCTAACAACTAAATCTGATGCTTTCCAATTTTGCATTTTAATTATTGGAATCTAAAGAAATATATCGGATTCAATTTAGTGTCCAGGGCACCCTTTGCCAAATGGATCAAATCCTTCGCAATCATCGATAGGAATTAATTTATATCCTTTTTCTTGAAAAGATTTTAATGCTTTTCTTGCTTGAGTATCACTTAGTAAATTCCCTTCACCATCTTCAAGAAAATTGATTTTCTTTTTTTTGAAATTCCTAAGTAAACCTTCAATATTGCATGTCATGTGGTATTGTGTAGTTTTCATATTCAAAATTATTTAACCCCTTGCTGGGTTAAGATTTGATTGTTTTGGAATTGCATTTCCTTTTGCTTGAACTTTTTTAATTGCTTTAATTATTGCTTGTTCGGTAGATGCAATAATTGTCATTAATCGGGCCGATTCGCTGAGTGGTTCGTTTGATAATTTAATATCATTTGCAATGTTTTTTAAATCAGTTTGAATGATTAATAATTCTTTTTCAACTTTTGTTTGATTGCTCATAATTTACTAATTCAAGAGTTTTGTCAATAAATAATTTTTTTAAACGTGCGTTTTCTGTGTTTTGGAGCGTTTTTTCAATGTAGGATAAGTATTTGTTCAAATCAACGACCAACGTCGCGCAATTCAAATAAAACGGTATAATTAAGCCTTTTTGCTTTATTAATTTAAATTGCTCCTTTATCCATTTTTCTTTTTTGGTCATTTCATGATTGAAATTTTAAAAAAATAATGATTTGAAAGTTTCAAAATCGCTGAGGTAGTTTTTTAAAAAACTATTTACATAAATCTGCCTACAAATGTTTTGAACTGCTGCAATAGATTCGTTTTTTTCAATTCTTTGATTAAAATCTTTTAACAACGTTCGTGAGTTCATCGCTCGTTTGGTTCTGATATCTTCAATTTCTTTCGGAATGTATTTTTTCAACTCACTTTGGTAGGTTTGTTGCTTTTCTTCTAGTGAAATTTCAATCAAACCTTTTTGCTCTAATTCAGAAAACAAAAGATGTGTTTTGTCTGAAACCCCAGTTTCTGTTAATTCTTCAAAAATTAATTTTAGTAATTTCAATCGAATTTCCTTTTTTTCAGAATCTGTAGTTTCTGTTTTTTGCGATAAGGATTTTAATTTGTCTTTTGATTTTTGGTAATTGTCGTTGTTAAGTTTTTTTTGATCTATGAACGATTTTAGAATTTTACTCGTTGTGATTGTGCTTAATTCTGGAAATAATTCAAAAGCCAAACCGTTTTGAGTTAATATTTCACCATCCATCGCCATTCTGAATGCTAAATATATTTCTCCAGGAGTTAATTTAAAACTCGAAGTTGAAATATAAAGCAACCAATCTTTTATCATTCCTTCGTTTTTCTCACGAACTTGAAGTAAACGGCAAAGATCATCTGCTAATTTTGTTTTTGTTTCAAGTGATGCTTGTTTAATACATACCTGGGATATTTCCATTTTCAAAATCGGATTTAAGCTCTCGAATAAGCTTTTCGGTATTTGTGCTGGCAGGTTTGTACCCAGAATTCGAACTTGTGTTGCTAATTGATTTTCCATTTTGCTGTTGATTTGAAAATAAATTTTGATTTTGCTGTTTAGGGATTTTTTCTTTTTCTCGAGATTCCCAACCGCTTAAAGCTTTTTTCCAATCTTTCATTTTGTTTTTCCCAACGAACCAATTTTTTGATTCATAGAAATTCCAAAAGCTTTCAGAATTTACAAACTGATATTTTTTTTCTAAAATGAAATTTTGAACTTCTTCGAGAGAGGGTGGGGAAAATCTTTTCCCCTTCTCTTTTGTTTCTTTTTCTAAAAGAATATCATTTACATTAACAGTAACATTTACATTATCATTTACATTAACAGCTTTTTTTGCTTCAGTTTGCTTATCAAAAAAAGCATTTGGTTTTTTAAGTTCTTTATTCTGTTCGTTTTCAATAGATTGGTTGTTCTCTTTTTTAGGTCTACCACCTAGTTTTCCTGCATTTGAACGCTTTACTTTAAGATTTTCCCATTTTTTTAAATCTCTTTTAAGTTGATTTTTGATAGGTTCGAAAGCAATTTCAAGTAATATGTCATCAACGCAAACTTCTAAATCATTAACGTATCTAAGCACAATCTTGAATAATTTTCCAGCAATTTCATCTGGTAATTTCTCAACTACTTTTATCAAGTCAGCATAAAGAATGAATGATTTTTTATTTTCCATAATTAATTACTTTGTAAAAAGGCTAACCACACTATCAACAAAATTCATTTCCATTTCATCAGTTGCACCAGTAATTGCATTTGCAGTATGGCGCTTTTCTTGAATCATTCGATATAAATCTTCATCAATGGTATTATTACCTAAGAAATATGTACACATTACACTATTTTTTTGCCCTATACGATGTGCGCGGTCTTCACATTGAACGCAATCTGCATACGTCCAAGGGTATTCAATAAATGCAACACGTGAGCTTGCTGTTAGTGTAATTCCTACACCTGCAGCTTTAATGTTACAAACAATTAATTTGCAGTTTGGATCCTTTTGAAATCTGTCAACAGCACGTTGTTTACTTTCTTCATTATCACGACCTGTAACCGTTACTGCATCTGGAAATAATTTCAATACTTCATCGACAATTGAATGTAGTGTACAGAATAAAATCAACTTTTCTCCAGATTCAATAATATCTTGAACGAATTCCTTAACCTCATTCATTTTACCTTTTGCAGAAATCTTTTTTAGCTCTCCCATTTTCACCATGATTTCACCACGTAGTTTTCGGGCTATTTCTGCATCCGTAGCACCATTATCTGTAAGAAACTTAACAAAGTCATGTTTCGCTTTGTTATATTCGTTTCTCGTTGAAATATCGCATAAAATAGTTTGACGTTGTTTGTCTGGTAAATCCTCAACAACATCCTTTTTTTCACGTCTAAAAAAACATTTATCATTTAAAAGATAATTCAGTTCTTTAAGGTTCGAAGATCCTTTTCCGCCTTCACAATATCGCCACATGAAATGTTTCTTACCTCCGAAATCATTTAGGCGATTCATGATAGCTAATTGAGGGAATAAATCAACTGGTTTGTTTACAACCGGAGTTCCCGATAATAAAATACACCACTCTTTACGTATTGCTATTTGAAGAGCAATTTTAGTTTGTTGCGTTTTTGGATCCTTTAATCTGTGAGATTCATCAATAATTACTGATTTGAAAATATTTATTCTTTCATCCATTACAATATCATTTGATGATTTCATTTTACCTTTTGGTGGATAAAATTTTACAAAGAATTTTTTCATGCTTTCATAATTAACAATGAAAATATCATTCATTCCCATTTCAAAGAAACGATGCCAAGTGTCTTTATTTTTATTATCAAGTATCATTGCTTTTTTTCCAGTCCACATTTCCCATTCACGTTGCCAGTTTATTTTTAAAGCTGAAGGGCAAATCACTAAACATGGATAGACAGGTTTTTTGAAATATTTATCTGCAACATAAATTGAACCTAGTGATTGCAAGGATTTCCCAAGACCTGGTTCGTCTCCATTTATTACTCGTTGTAATTGTATCGTTCGCATCATACCTTGTAATTGATATGGTCGTGGTTTAAAACCATTATCACGGTTTTCAATATCGATTTCAATTTCAAGATTTGGCATTGGCATAATTTCACCAATTAATTGTGGGGTAGAAGGGAGAGCATTAATCCACTCTCCCTGTATTTTTTGACAAAAGATTTGTAGTCTTTCCTTATAGCGCATTGGAACAATCCAAGCTTTACGAGTCCAATCAAATCTACTACCATCTAATTGTTTTATTGCGTTAGTATTCCTTACTCTAAATCTATCATAAGGTATGCTAACATGTATTTCTGTAGGATGTTCAACAATTTGCATAGTTAAGTTAAGTTTTAAATTTCTTCTGTATTTGTATCATCACCAAAATCATCATCAAATAAATCAGTTTGTGCTTTCGGAGCTGTTTTTCCTTGCATATAAGCTGCAACTTCATTTTTCAATTCTTCAACAACTTTTTGTAAATCTTGATGATATTGATAAGCATCATCACCCAAACCAACTGGTGGCACAGAAAAGTAAATTTCATTCAATGTTTCAAGTTGTTTTGCACCAGAAATGATTATTTTCTCATAGCCATCTTTTTCATTGATTTCGAATTGATGGCATTTGAATTTGAAAAATGTTTCTTCCTTTGCTTCATCACGATTAAATAAAAAGGCATCAGGATTTTTAATTGCTTTTTCAATCAATTTTTCATCTTTGATTTCCTCTGACATGTAAGCAAAATGAGGAATTAATTTTCTAAATACATTTTTTAGATCATCATGTATTGGTGCGTCTGACGAAGTATTAATCCTGTTTTTTACATCAGAATCAATTTGGTCAAATGAATAAGAAAGGAATAGGTTTCCTTTAATTGTTGCTTTCTTAATTACGATTTGCATAAATATTTGATTAATTAAATTTTACAATTGATTTACCGATGATGTTGTCATAAAATCTTTTAGAAGTTCTTTGACCGTTGAAAATTCCCTCAATGATTACTTCTTGATTTTCTCTATATCCTTCAAGTAATTTTCTTTGTTCACCTTGAAATTGTACTGAAATATGCTGGTTTTGTTCCATTTTTAATATAACCACTTCTTTTTCGATGTGTCTATTTGTGTGTGTTTTAAATACCTTTTCTGTGTAGATTTCTTGTATTCTACCAATAAATTTTGTCATGTTTTATAGATATTGTTTTTGATATTCAATTTGCCTTTCCATTTCTCGAAGATTGACTAAATCTTCAGGATCTGGTAAATAGATGCCAAATTGAATGCTTGAAAAATTTCTAAATCGATCTATAGCAGTTGTCATTTCTTTAGTATCAATTATAGAAGTGCTTTTTAAATCTTTTCTGATTTCTCCAGTTTTACGATTAATAAAATCATAAATAAAGATGTCTGGATTAACTTCAGTTTTGAAAGTAATTTGTTTTGTATATTCAAGAGTTTCTCCTTGTTCAAGAGCAAACCATGAAAGAATGAGGTGTAAATAATTGTTTTGACTGATACTGCGAGTTTTTCGCTTTTCTTTTAATTCAATTATTTTGTTTTTGCTTAATAAAAACTTGAACCTTTCTTTTGCTCTGTTTTTATCAAGTTCATTTGATAAATCATACAGCATGTAATGCAAATATTTTTTTATCAGTAATTAAATGTTTGTTTTGTTCGATAAATTCAATCAAACTTTCAACATGTTCAATTAAACGCGGTAAATCAGTTTCCATGTTATAATTGTAAACCTCTGACCAAATGTTTTTGAAGTCGGTGATAAAATATTCAAATTCAGTAATTAACATTCCATTTTGAATTAAACAATATGGATAAACAATATGCTGCCAATTATGTCTAAATTTAAATGCTGTGTATTTGGATGTAGTTTTTGTATCAACAATTTTAAAAGGCATTAATTGATCCAAATATCCGTACAAGCAAACGTCACCATATTTTGTTGAGATTAAAGCTTCAGTTCGCTGTTGTGTAAGTGCTCCTTTTAATTGTTGAGCCATTTTACATGATAAATCAAATGGAAAACTGAATGCATATTTATCATTCTTTACAGTTATTAAATTTGATTCTTTGAATGATGTAATATCATAATCTTTTGAAGTTCTATTTTCAATAATACAATCAAGTAATTCATTAAATGCAGTTCCTTTTGATGCAGCTTCATTTTCGAAAGGCACACGGTTGATTGTGTTTATTAAACCATCAAATTGTTGTTTTTCGAATTCTTCTTCACTGATGCTTGGCTCTTCTGAAAAACCATAGTATTGTTGGTAAATTCGAGAACAATTAATGTAGTTCTCGAATTTGTCCAACAACGTAGCATAAAAATTATATTTTAGCATACTTCAATTTTTTCAAATCTGATTCCGTTTTCATTCATGAAATTTCCTAATGCAATTATTTGCTCACGTGTTCCCCAAACTTTCATTGCTCTTGTAAGAATTTCACTTTCAGTTTGATGATTTTGAATAGCTTCCTTGTAATCCTTTTTGATGAAAGGATTAATTTCTGGAGTTTGTGGTTTACTGTCCGCTTCAATATGTACTTTGTTTTCAGCTTCTTGTTTAGCCCTTTCATTTGCTTCTATTAGTGCTTTTTCTCTATTAGCTTTAAGAGTATTTGCATATTGAATAGTGCTATTGATATTTAGCGTATCTAAATACAATGATTTCAATAAATCTACATCTTCGCCAATAGCTTCAAGTGTAACAATATCATCTTTAATTTTAGATATTTTAGAATCTATTTCCGAATGAATATCTTTTATTTTTGATGTTTTATTTAACCATTTATCATCAAATATTTTTGATATAGGTACAAGAATGAAATCTTTTGCAAGCCAAATGTTTTCAATTTCAGTACGTTTATCTTCTTTAAACTTTTGTTCGCTTTGCTTAACAACTACATCAATTTTCGATGAACAATCTGATATCAATTTTATCGTTTCATTTACTACTTCTTTGAATTCTGAAAAGGGTTTAATAAACTCTTTTTCAATCTCAAGTCTTTTTGCATTTAAAGCTTTTGCAGTATTGTTAAGCATTGCTTTATCTTTTTTTGCATCAGCAATATTTGATTCATTATAATTAACAATGTCATATTGCGGTAAAGCTTGAGTAATTAATTCTTTTATAGATAACGCATTGGTAGTTAGACTACCAAGCGTTTTTTCACTGATTACTAATTCAAGATCCTTTTCTTGAATCTCGATTTTTGCAATTGAATTTTCCATTATAATAATGAATTAGTGGTTTGTACTGGTTGACTTTCTTTAGCTTCTTGTTTTACCTTTTCGTACTTTTTTTCTTTAGTGTTGAAAGTTAAATTCAATTCTTTTGCACGATCGTTAAGTTTTTTAGCAGCAACTGCTTTTGAATTTCCAATATGTTCAAATTCATCAATTCTGCTTACAAACTCATTAGCATCATTTTCATCTGAAATAATTATAATTTGATGCTCTAATTCTTGAACCAAATCATTGTATTTGTCAGAAGCTTCTTTTCGAACTTCTAAACGCTTTAAATAGGCTTTTACAATGTTCTCGTTAAAGAAGTTGTTATCGTGTGTTGGATTACCGTTTTCGTCAATAATTGTCGGTATTTTAATGACGCTTGGAAGATTACAAGTATTCTTTCCATCATTTCGGCTTGTTGGATCAAATGTAATTGTACGCTCACGTCCGTTTGCTTCCATATATCCAACCAAATCTAGTTCTGTAACTAAAGCATCATAACTTGAACCACCAAATTGAGGAGTGTAACGAGTTTCGTCACCTTCTGTTTTAGTATCACGATGGGCAACAAATATGATGTGTTTATTTAACATTGATACACGTTTTACTAATGCAGTAAATTCAGCTTTACGTTCCCCATATCCTTGCAAGGTTAGTGTTCCGTTAGCACGACCCATTTTAGGATTTCGTTTTATGATGTATTCGGCCATAAAATCTAATGCTTTACCACCAGTATCAATTACAAAAGTTTCATAAGGAGTTAAATCCTCATTGTTTAATACATCTAGAAAATCTTGATAACTTGATATTTGTACAGTATCAACATTCTGTAAGTGTGCATAGTTAACACGATGCACACCATTATCAAAGTCAAATAACAATGGTTTCGGAGATGAAATTGCAACTGTTGTTTTTCCCATACCTGGTTGTCCGTATACTAATGCTTTGATTTTCGTCTGAACATTAAGTTCATTTGCTTTTTTTATTAATCCCATGATTTATATTTTTTAATAATTATGCTACTTGTTTGTATTTTTTAATTAAATCACTCAGTTTTGAAATGATTTCTCTATTTAGTTTTGTGTTGTCTTTTGTGAATGGCGTATCAATTTTTAGAGTTATATCAGCATTATTTTCGAATACATAAATTGAAATTCTGTTATAGAAATGACTCACCTCTAAATTTGCATTTACGCCAAGATTTGCCAATTGTTCACATAAATTATTGGCATTTGTTATGACTTGATTTTTGTTCATTTGTAGGATGTTTTTATATGTTAAGCGAACATTGATTGGGTTAAGCCATATTCTTCATATGGATTGATTATATCTTCTTCAAAATCTTCCCTTTCTTCATGGACCCAAGAATCAAATTCAGCGTCTAATGCATCAAGCGTTATATCTCCTTGTTTCTTTGCAGAATATGCTTCAGTTTCATTATCAGATATAACTACAACATTATTACCATCACGATTCACTTTAAATCCTAAATCGTCTAATACCTTTGTTAACTCAACTGAGTGTGGACGATACTTAATTTCAAATTTTGTTAAGTACATAATTGATTAATTTAATTGATGAGGAGTAAATTGTATAGGTAATAATTGTTCAACTTCTAAATAGACAGCTAATGCTTTCATTTCAAAAGTTCTGTTAGGTTCCTTAATCATTGTCTTGTAGATTGAATACGCAATGATCTTTTTTGTGTCTAATCCGATTAATTTGGTATTAGACATTTTTTGAGTTAAATTTGCCATAAGTTAAATTTGTTT